CGCGTGGGAAAAGTATATCCTAAACTTATTGGTGCTGAAAATAGCAACGATAATGCTGTACAAAATGGAAGCAGGCCCGCCGTGCAAAGAGTCTCTTCCTCCGCTTCCCCTGGCGGACGGCAACAAACACGAGGCAATAAAAGCGGTGTTACTTTTAGTAATTCTGAAGTTGAAAGGCTTCGAGGCTTAAAGCCGCATAACATGGCTATGGAGACATGGTTACGTCATGTAGCGAAAGAGAAGCAAAAAATCTCAGCAAAGGAGCAAAAGTAAAATGACAGAATCTAAAGCAAACCGTAACTCGCGTGAAAGTGGAGTGCACGATAATCAGACTCGACGTAAACCGTGGCGACCTGTACGAAAGCTGGAAACACCTGAACCACCTCCTGGTTATACCTACCGGTGGATTAGGGAATCTATGTTGGGAGCGGAAGACAGAAGTAACGTCTCCCGCCGCATTAGAGAAGGATGGGAACTCGTAAGAGGCACCGATCTTCCTCCAGAGTGGGCTGAAAGCCTACCGACAATGGATAACGGCAGACATGCTGGCGTCATATATAACGAGGGACTTCTTCTCGCAAAAATGCCTAATGAAACAATTAACGAGCGGCGCGATTATTACGATGGTAAGACTCAAGCAGCTAAAGACGCTCTGGACAATACTATGTTCGGGGATGCTCAAAAAGATAATCGTTATGTTAAGTATGATGCTAAGCGGGATGCCCAGGTAACTTTTGGACGTAGATGAGGTAATTCAAAATGGCGAATAAAGACGCTGCATTTGGAATGAAGCCAGTCAGAATGATTGGTGGTGCACCCTACTCCGGCGGTCAGAGTCGATATCGTATTGCAAATGCATATGACACAAGCATATTTCAAGGCGATATGGTAGCTCAGGTCACTGGTGGTGGAATAGCTGTACATGCTGACGGAGGCACAGTGCCTATCGTTGGTGTTTTTAATGGTTGTCAATTCACGGACCCCGCCTCTGGCGAGCAAGTGTTTAGCAACTTTTTCCCAGCCGATACAGCCGCTGACGACATCATAGCTTTTATTATTGATGATCCGATGGTTGTTTTTGAGATACAAGCTGATATTGCTTATCCTATCGCAGACTTGTTTGGAAACCATGACATCGTTTATACAACGGCTGGTTCTACCAAGACTGGTATCTCTGGAGCTGAATTGAAGGTTTCTGATGGTGGAACTGCCACAACATTGGCTGTTAAAGCTATAGACATCTCTCAAGATCCATCTAACTCAGATGTCGGGTCAGCACATACTAATGTGTTGGTAACTATACAAAACCATCTATTCGGCGTTAAAGGCGCTGGTTTAGCTTAATTAAGGAGAGTAACTAATGGCTATTTCACGAGCACAACTCGCAAAAGAGCTAGAGCCAGGTTTAAACAGCCTCTTCGGTATGAGCTATGACAGCTACGAAAAAGAGTACGAGGAGATCTTTGCTATTGAAGATTCTCAGCGTGCCTTTGAAGAAGAAGTACTGATTACTGGTTTTGGTGCAGCACCAACTAAGACGGAAGGCCAAGGCGTTGTTTTTGACAATGCTTCTGAGTCTTATTCAGCACGTTATACCCACGACACGATTGCCCTGGCATTCGCTCTAACTGATGAAGCAGTAGAAGATAATCTCTATGATTCACTTGGTAAGCGTTATGTTAAAGCTCTCGCTCGCTCTATGGCTAACACCAAAGAGGTTAAGGGTGCAGACGTACTTAACAATGCATTCTCTGCAAGCTTCACTGGAGGAGATGGTGTTTCTATGATTAACACTGCTCACCCATTGGCTGGCGGCGGAAATGCAGCTAACCGTGCAACTACTATGTCGGACTTGAACGAGACTTCTTTGGAAGATGCGTTGATTGATATCAGCACATTTACCGATGATAAAGGTCTTACTATCTCAGTCCAAGCCACTAAGTTGGTTGTACCTCCTCAGCTAGTGTTTGTTGCTGACCGTATCCTGAACTCGCAACTGCGTTCTGGTACTGCTGACAACGACGTAAACGCTATCAAGAACACAGGCGTTTTGCCTGGTGGCTACACGGTCAATCATTACCTGACTGACCCTGACGCCTTCTTCTTGCTTACTTCTGTCACTGAAAGTGGCGAAGGTCTCAAGATGTTCCAGCGTACTGCTATGGAAACCAATATGGAGCCTGACTTCAGCACAGGAAACATTCGATATAAGGCGCGTGAGCGTTATTCGTTTGGTTTCTCTGACTGGCGTGGCATTTACGGGTCGCAAGGCGCGTAACAACCATGTTGTATCTAAAGGGACCTTCGGGTCCCTTTTTTTATGCTTTGCTTTTTTCTGTCATTCCTTTAAACTGATATCACCGTGAAAACTTATTTCACACCGACAGACACGGCTGACGCTTACGGAGACGGTGTGAATACAATCTCTCGTAAGGAGAAATAAAATGAGCAATACAACTTTTAGCGGGCCAGTGCGCTCGCAGAATGGTTTTTCAGATATCACAGTAGCTGCCAACACTGGCGTTGAAACTACTAACTCTACTTATGGCAACAACGCTTCTATTGGCGGTACTCTTAAAGCTAAACGCTCTGTAGTCAAAACTTGGGAAGCCACAGCAGCAGTATCAGATACTTTAGCTATTGCTGATTCCGGTGCTATTGTTCTGATTCACGGAACCCTAGATAATGTTATTACTTTGCCCGCCGCCGCTACTTCAACAGAAGGCGCGTATTTTGACTTCTTAGTAACTACCGCTGTAGGTTCTGGTAAAACAACGACTATTGCTATTCCTGCTGCAACAGGCAGTACCTTCTTGGCTCAAACGCAACTAGCAGCAGGTACTGCGGCTAACCCCGTTATTACAAACTCAGGTGATACTTTTACCTTTGTAGCTGGTTCAGGAATAGGGTCTAGGTGCCGTATTACTTGTATCACTGCGGTAACTGGTGGTAAGCAAGTATGGATGGCAAGCTCTGTAGGCACGCCTATCTCCACAGTAGGGTAATCAGCTTAAATAGAATGAGGCGGAGGGCCTAGCGGTCCTCCAACTCTTTAGGAGAAATTTATGGCTTTTAAGTCAGACGTTAAATCAGTCTTTAAGACAGCTGGGGTTGCAGCCGATCCAAATGGAATATCTGCCACAGCAGGAGTCGGAAATAACGCAGCACTTGTAATCGGCGGCGCGTTGGCTTCTGGCGGTGCAGTGGCATTAAATGCAGGGCAGCTTGTAACTATACTTTCCGCTGGAGACGACTCAGGTAAATCTTTCACTATTGTCGGCACTGATATTACGGGTGCTGCCTTGACAGAAAGTCTTACAGGTGCAGATGACGCAACGGCGACCAGTGCAAACTTTTTCAAAAGCATTGCTTCTATAACCGCTGTTGGTAATCCAGCCGGTAATGTTACAGCAGGAGTTTCGGCTTCTTGTGCGGACATTATATTTGGTGGAAGAGCTCGGTTAAAAGGTTCTTACATTGTTAGTTCAGCAACAGCTGGAACCATTAAGTTTAGAGACGCTTCAATAACAGGTGAGATTCTAGTGGAATTTGGGACTGTTGCTAGTGCCACAGCTACTAGAGATATTACTATGCCTGATGAGGGAGTATTGTTTACCGGCGGAATCTTTATCACCTACACAGGTGCTACGTTTGCGTCCATGACAACCTTCCATGCGTAATGGCTACAACCGACGACGTTAAGAGAACGAAGTCTGGGAGACTTACCTATAGTGGTGAGTCGTTCCCTGGCTATAACAAACAGGTAAGGACGCCAGGAGCCAAGAAGAAGTTTAAGGTTCTTGCTAAGAAAGGCGACCAGGTAAAGCTGGTTCGCTATGGCGATTCTAAAATGAGTATTAAATCTGACCAGCCTGCACGGAAGAAGTCTTTTCGTGCTAGGCACAACTGCGATGCGGTGCAGAAGAAGAAAGATGTTTTCGCACCATCGTACTGGTCCTGCAAAAACTGGTGATAAATTATGAGTCAATTTCCTGGCGATGAAGGTTCAAAATTCCTAGCGGGAACTCTTGGTGGCCCTGGTTACGGAGAATTCCCTTTAGGTTCTGCCGGACCAAGGGTTGATCCAAGAGACCCTCGTTATATACCTCCTCCACAACCAGGCAGCGGCGGCAATTTTTTAGCGCCTGATGAGCTTGAAAGCCTGCTGAGATTGCCTCAGCCACGGCCAGGTGGTGGTAATATTTTTGACAGACTACAGCCAGTCAAGACACCAGGATTACCACAACCTCCTCGTATGGATGTGGGTGAGCCGGTAAGTCCGCCACTTGGCAGTATCGTTGCTCGGCCAGGAATAATGCCTGGGCAGCCGGACCAAAGAATGCCACCGCGCCCACCAGGTGCTGGGTCTCTTTTTGACACGCCTAATAAGAATGACTATAACCGTCTACTGGCTAATGCTTATCAAGATCAATACCGTAACGCCCCAAGCCCGTATGCAGCGCAAGCCGACTATTTAATGAATCGTCCGGTTTTTGATCGTGGTCCTAGGACTGACGATCCAATGTTTGCGTTTCGAGCAAAGGATGATCCTTTTGCTGCAATGAGAAGACAGCAGCCTGTTAGAGATGAGGCAAACGCCGCAGCAGCCGCTGCTGCCAAGGCACAACAGGATAAGCTTGCAGCAGACGAAGCTGCAGCAGCCCAGGCTGCACTTGATGCTACCACTGCAGAAGAAGCTGCAGCAGCTAAAGCTGAACAAGAAAGAATTGCTGCAGAGAAAGCTATTGCTGCTCAAGCAGAGACTGACAGGGTTGCTGCAGAAGCAGCCGCTGCTCAAGCTGCGGAAACTGCCGCGGCTGCCGCTGCACAAAAAGAAGCTGCCGATGCTGCTGCTGCAACACAGGCTGCTGCAGAAGCAGAATCTTTGCGGATTGCTAAAGAAGCTGAGAATCAGAGACAGGCTGACCTACAGGCGCGTCTTGCTGCAATGGAAGGCCAGTTTGGCGACTTTAATGGACGCTTTGGTAACTTTGATCCCGCAGCAATACAGGCTAACATTGCTGCAGCACAGGCTGCGTCTGCTGCTAATGCTGCAACTATTGCAGACACACCAGCAGTGGACCCAGACTTGCAATCTCGTATTGATGCCATGCAAGGACAGCTAGGTGACTTTAGTGGACGCTTTGGCGGCTTTGATCCTGCAGCTCTTAGAGCGCAGATTGAAGGTCTTAGTTTAGGCGATGGCGCAGGCATAGGAAACGAAGGAGGAGCTACCGCCCCTGGTTTTGTGGCGCCTACTGATAGGACTGTGCAAAAAAGCAGAGAAGGCGTTGTTGGTCGTAACCTTGGCGGAATGGACAAAGATGCTATTAGAGCTCGCATTGACGCTTTGCAAGGCGGTACACCTAAGCCGCAGATAGACCCTAGCTCGCTATTTAGTGATCCTGGTTTAGGTGGCGGACCAGTGCCTCGTCCAGGACCAGCCCCTAGGGTAGATAACCCAAGAGTAATGCCAGCACCTGCACCTGCCCCATCCGGTGATTTCCAGTCTAATGTTGACTTTATGAACCAGATGGCTACGAAGAACGCCCAGGTAGGATCAGACGGCCAGGCTGTCATGCCTAGCTTTACTTATGACGCAGCAACCAACGAGTATGTTAGAGATTCTTCAGCCTTCGGTTTAACTGGGGACGCAGCAATCACTAGATACAGTCCAGAAGAGTTTCAGCAGGAATTTGGGCGCACGCTGAGTAAACAGGGTTCTGCAGCGCCTAAGCCTAAAACCATGCCTAAATCCGCGCCTAAAGTTATAGCTGGACCTAAGCCTAAAGTAATAGTAGACCCTGTAAATCCAAAACCAAAACCTGTGCCTCGCGGAAAAATAACCGATAGACGCAAAACTAAAAGAGGAAGAAGATAATGAATAAGAAAAGTATGCCTGGTTACAAAGACGGTGGTTCTGCAGCTAAAAGCAGAGGCGGACCTAAAAACAATAACTGCGGTTTGTTTGGCCGTGTTCAAGGTAAAATGAATGGCGGCGCTATGCAGCCTATGGGTGGGCGTCAGAACCTAGCTAATGAAGAGACTAACCGCCCTAACTTCGGTAAGGACATGAAAAACTACGACTACAGAAACGCAAGCAAGGACATGGGTAGAGCGGCCCCAATGAAACCTCCTGGCGGTATGAAAGGCGGCGGTATGCCAAACATTAGTAATAAGCTGCGGAGACCCTAATGGCTGTTAGCGGAACTAAGACATTTGAGCTAGATGTAGCTGAATACGTTGAGGAAGCATTCGAGCGATGCGGCCTTGAGCTGCGTACTGGTTATGATCTCAAGTCCGCTAATCGCTCTCTAAACCTGATGTTGGCAGAATGGGCCAACAGAGGGTTAAATCAGTGGACGGTTGCCCAGAAGGCAATCCCTATGGTTCTGGGGAGCGTTGAGTACAATGTAGACGCCGTAAATCCTACAGCGACTATTGATGTCTTAGATGTTTTTGTGAGAGAGACTATTGGCGGTAGAGCAACTGACGTTCCGTTAAGCAGGATGTCCAGGGCTGAGTATTCACACCTGGCTACCAAGACAACTACCGGTAAGCCTAACCAGTTTTATATTAATAAAGCCCTTAGTCCTACTATTACCGTTTGGCCTTCACCTGACAAGAACAGCACCTATACGTTGTACTGTAATGCTCTTACCAGGATGGACGATGCTGGCGCTGGTGCTAACACTATGGACCTGCCTTTTCGTTTCTATCCCTGCCTGGCAGCAGGACTAGCTTATTACCTGGCGCTAAAGAAGGCACCGGAGAAAGTTGGCATGCTAAAGCAGATGTATGAAGAAGAGTTTCAAAGAGCATTGTCGCAAGATGAAGAGCGGGCGTCATTTAGAATTGCACCCGATTTACGCGGATATAACATTGCCTGATGTTCACTAAAAGAAAAAAACAATTTAATCCCCCTGTAGGGTCTCCGGCGCACGAAGCAAGAATGGAGCGCCAAAGGGCTCGAAGAGCGGTCGATGCCAAAGCAAAGAAAAATGGTGGAGACAGGAATAAAAACGGCATTGCTGACAAAAGAGAGAAAAAAGATATTTCGCACAACAAGGCATTGTCGAAGGGGGGTACAAACAAAGATGGGTACAGGCTTGAGTCAAGAAGTAAGAATAGAAGCAGAAACTATAGGAAAAAAGGCAAATAAATGGCTTTTGCATCAAACAAAAGAGCATATGGAATCTGTGATATTACAGGGTTTCGTTATCGCCTAAAGGATATGAAGAAGACCTGGGACGGTCTTTTAGTAGGACCGGATCAATGGTCCCCTAAAGAACCGCAGCTCATGCCAAAGCCTACTCCTATAGATCCGCAGGCATTGAAGGACCCAAGACCGGACCCATCTTCAGATGGAAATGACAACACCGTATTCACCATGTACGCAAGCGTTGGTGATGGTATTTTAGGCACAACTTTGCAAACATTTGCAATAGGTGCTAGTGTAGGATCTGTGGAGGTAACTACAACATGAGCTTTACATTAGCGACTTTAAAATCTACGGTGCAAGAGTATTTGCAGGTAAATGAGACCACGTTTAACAGCAGCCTAGACGAATTCATTAGGGA